TTAATGACATCTTTTTCAGATTTATAAGCACTTGGTTTTACATTAATATTAGAAATAGTAACTAAGTTTTCACCCATATGATCTGCCTTTTTATATAAAGGTTCACCAGTAAGAGCATTCTTTTTACCTGCTTTCATGTCCTGATATGCTTTGGTATTTGCTTTTTTATCAGAATTAGTTACTTCATATGCTTCACCCATACCTTTTGTCTTGACACCTCTTCTTGCTTCATGTTCTTTCTTTCTTTGAACTGCAAGTTTTGCTCTTTGTGATATGTCCTGACCACGAGGTCCAGATCCTTGTGGATCAAATTTACCTTTTGTGCCAAACCTTCTCTCATTTCTTGCTGCATCTTTTCCAAAGATCATACCCTTGTCTACTTTCGCTTCAACCATATCACCTTCTGGTTCATGAGACATGTTAAGACCAGATGCACGAAGTTGAGTTTTCTTTAACTTCATTGCAGTTTCAAGTTCTCTTGGATCACCGATTGCCTTGATAGTTGTAGGAATTGCTCCACCTGCATCAAAGGTTATATCACCCATACCCTCTGGTGTCTTATCTTCAGGTTTCATTTCAACTCCTTCCATAGGACCTTTATATTTTCCTACACTTCTAAGGTAGTTTCTATTTTCTTTTCTTCTTGCAGCTCCCTGCTCCGATCTTTTTAGAGCAGCTTTATTTTTTGCTCTTCGTCTTGCTATATCTCCTGCCTCTGCTGATGATGAGGAAGGTGCTTTAAACATATTAGCAATTTGTTTCTTCGTTTCTCTTTCATGTTCTTTTTCACCCATGTCTTCAACTATTTCACCTTCTGGTTCATAAGATGATGTAATATCAGAACCTGCACCTGCACGAACTGCTTGTAACTTCTTCATCAACACTTGTTTCTTAAGCATCGCTTGTTTCTTTTCCTTAGATGCTATTTGAGGATCTGGTTTTTTCTCAGGTGTCGGTGTTGGTGCTTTTGACATTGATGCACCTGTTCCTGCAGCACTACCATACATTTCTTTAACATCATCAGGGAAAACTTTGATAAGTTTTTTATTATCAACCCCTTCACCTGTAAGTTTCTTCTCTTCTTTATGTTTCTTCTCAATCAATTCAGAAAAACTATTTCTCCAAGAATACTCTTCTTTAGCCATTGCTTTACCAATTGCCTTACGACGTTTCATGAGATACTTATCTGAACTATTTACTTTACCATCATTATTAACATCACTATCTTCCTTACCAACTGGATCAAGACCTTGCTTTACTTTTGCAGTTTGCTTACCTTTAAGTTTTTCTGATTTAGTAGGTGTTCCATATTCAGTCATTTCAACTGATGCAACGTTTGGATTAGCACGAAGTTCACTAATCTTAGAACGAGTTGCCATTCTAACATAAGAGTTACTTGTTTTTTTGTCAGTGACTCTTACTTTATATTGCTTCTCTTCTTCATTTATCTCTTCTCCTTCATGAGGTATTGTATTACCATCCTTATCTTTTTGATGATGCTCAACAAATACCTTATATAATGCAGTGGCAGCACTATCAGATACTAACTTACCAAGGTCTTTCTTATAATCCTCTCCCATCAACATTTGTTTTGCTCTTGACTTCACTGCTGGTGGTGCAGGAGACTTTGCAAGTTGTGACATATAAGCTTTCTGAACCTGTGCAGGATCTAATCTACCACCACTCTTTTGAGCCATGGATTGCTTTGTTTTATACCTTACATCGTAAGCAAGTTGTCTTGCCTGTTTCTCAACTTTTTCCTTCGCTCCTGTTGGAGCAGCAGCCACTGGTTTGTCCATCAATTTATTGTTTTGATTTTTTCCTATATTTATTTAGGAAATGTTTTCCGTAGGCACTTCCTTTCACCATAGTTTCGACGTATTTACGGTGTGCATCAGTGCCAACTAATCTTTGATCTGCTGGAACACCTGAAACATCTGTAAGTGCATCATAAGATTCTTTTTTAGTTTCTGATACATCTTTTATCCATGATTTAAACATAAAATTATTTTCTGTAACACAAATAAGATGATTTGCACCACGACGAATAATACGTCCTATCACTCCTGTATTTAAGTTTTCAACTAATTGTCCAATTTGATATACCTTTTCTCCGATATAGTTTTCACGCAACCCTTCCCAATCAAACTTAGGTGCAATCTCCCAAAGATTCCAACCCTCTTTGATATTCATTGCTTTTCTAATATTCTTATATAAATCTTCTGCTGCTTTCTTTTCCATTGTAGATGGAATACCTTTCATAAAGGATTTAAGATCTCCTTCTGCCGCTGCCTTTCTTTGTTTTGATGCGGACATTCCTGTGACATCATCAGCATCAGGGTCACGATCACCTGCTGACACTACCTCTACTTTATCAAACTGATATAGTTTACCATTGTAAGTATTAACTAACTTATCAAATTCTTTTTGTCTATCTGCACCACCAACAACTCTTACACCAGAATATCCATCGTTATGTGCTTTCTTAAGAACGTCAAAAATAGTTCGATTCGCAGGGTCATTTACAATTTTTTCACTATGTTTTGGAAACATCTGTCTCATGACACCAACTTTACTATCAGCATCTAATGGATTTTTCTTTGCATCCTGACTTCTAGATGGCACAATAATATAATCATCTTCATCAGATGATTTTGCAACTTGATTTAATAATTTCTCATGTCCTGTTGTAGGAGGATTAAATCTACCAAATGCAACAGTCAATGTTCCTTTTGTTTTCTCAACTTCTGGTGGTGCTTCTGGTAATTTAGCAACTGGTTCTTGTGCAGGTTGTTGTTGAGCACCTGCTGGTTGCATACCCGATAAACCTTTTTCTTTCTCTGATGATGGTGGATCTTGACCTACTCTCTGTCTCTTATTAAAAAATTTTAGTTGTCCCTTTTCAGTTTTTGCTACAAACTCACCCTTTTTATCGTACCATCCTCCATGACCATCACTAGTCAATCCCATACGGGTTGCTTGTTGAACGGCTGTGGACTCAAGAAATTGGAAAAAAGATTTCATTTAGATCGGGATAATTTTAAAGTTATCTCTTTTTCGTTTTGAATAAGGTAACTAAAAGTATTATTTCTCATAGTTATGTACTTATTTATTATCTTTTTAGATTTAATTTTTTTGATTTGTTTTTCAAATTTTAAAAAGCAATGATACAAGAACTCACGATATCTCCTACTCTTATTCTTTTCATCAGAGTCAAATGAATCTATAAGTTGATCTATGTCCATTAGAATAATTTGTAGAATGCTGATGAATATTTAGATAAACTAGCTGCATATAGAAACATATCTTCAGCAAGTTGATTTCTTAATTTCTTTTTTTGTTTTAAAGTAACTTCAAATATTTTAATTAATTGAACCACTTGTAATTTAGAATATAGATATTGATTAGTAACTATTTTGTTTGTTTTAAACTTAGTTATCTCTGCTTTTTTCATATTACCAAATTTTTCTAATCCATATGATATATCTTTATATACTTTATCTGGTTCATTTCTAACTCTTTTTGCAGCATCAGTTGGTATTTCTTTTATATCATGTGCTCGTAGAAGCATATTAAATGGACCTAATGATATTTTACCACCAGCAGCTAATCCTCCCTGTATTTCACCCTGCCAACCTGTTAAATTTGTAGGACCTGCAGTTGCTCTAAATTGAAGTTTTGAGTTACCAGTCAAATTAATATATCCATCTATTGATTTGGTGCTAAAGGTATAACCACTATATTTCTTTTCATACTTTTTATTTCTCTCTACATTATTAATTGTTAAGGTTGCTTTTCCCCCCATTTGTTTTAAAGATATTCCAATTAATTTATTATTCAATAATTGTTTTTGTATTTGTTGATTAAACCCCTCCATAGTTTTTTCATCTTCCAAAATTTGAATATCAAATTCACTAGATACTAACCAAAAATCAGCAGGATTCCATTTATTGATGTTTAATGATAGTCCTTCATCCTTTTTAAATTTTTGAAATAGTTCATTTATTTTTCTTACAATTTTACTACCTGCATCTTTACTTCCTTTATGAAAAGTAAATTTACCATTTACTTTAAAAAATTTATCGAAAAGTTTATTTGCTCCAAGTATTGACGAATTCATCCATATCTCTGGTAAGTCATCCAGTATTTCATCAACTGTAGAATCAATATTAAATTTATTTTTATATTTTTCTATATTAGTTTTGGAAATATCTCTTTGAGTTATGTTTCTACCCAAACCAAATGCAACTGCAGCATATATGCACTGTGAACCTTCACCTAAATTTGCAATTCTTGTACCACCACGAGCACCTCCACCCTGCGGTGCTTTGTATCTAAGTCGTATTCTTTTTAAATCATAAGTTTCTATTTGAGTTCCACCAAAAGTTCCTGCAAGAGATTTATTAGTTATGTCTCCAAAAGTAATATTATTGTCTGATAATATCTTTTCAACCTCTGGTCTAAGTGCAGCTCTACTAGGAGTTGTGAATCTTACGACTAGATTTTTAGTGTCATTCTGCTCAATATCAACGGTAACATCTTTCAGAGCAGGTTCTATTAAAGGTAATATTTCTTCTGATGTGACTAGATTAGCCATCTACTTTTTGAAATATTTATGTATGATATCTATCTGATCTTGGTACTTCGCAATCATATCAAGTTCTGTTTCGATTGCTTCTACAATATTTGAATGCTCTCCTATACCTGCAGGATTAGTTAAATATACTTCTACATTTGCTACATGTTTCTGTATGTCACCTTGTGCATGAGCTAATAGTGCTTTAATTAATTGATCCCTCATAGGTCTCCCTCCTTACGATTTTCTGATTGGTAGACATTAAACTCTCCACCAGGATATCTCTTCTTTAATTTATCTACATTCCCTGCTACAACTTCTTCGATTGAAACATCTAATGCTTTGCATGCTTGCATCACATACCACATAACGTCACCCAACTCAATAATAAGATGCTTTCGATTATGCTCGTCCCAAGGTTTACCTTGGAAAACCATCTTCTTGACGATCTCCATAAACTCACCACCTTCAGCACTAATGCCAACAGCAGCAGTAAGAAGCCTGTGAATATTGGCACCTTTTCCGTCAAGGGAACTAATACTCTCAATAAAGGATTGATAATCCTTACTGGAATCGGATGTGACACCATCCACGAATAGAGCATACTTATCAAAGTCAATTTTCTTAGTCATTAAAATTTAAATTCTGCAAATGATTTTTTAGGTTTTTGTTTCATATCATTATACTCTTCTTCCTGTCCACTGTCAACTATATCATCCTGTGCTTTCTGTTCACAATCATATAGTCTCATCTTTGCACGATCAACTCCAATCACAAACCTCTTATAGATGGTTGGATCATTGTATCTGTTCTTTAATTGTTTAACCATTATTTGGTTTAACGCTTCCAGTTCCTCAGTAGATATAAGAGCAAACATAAGATCAGCAGTGGCTGGAAGACCAAAGGACTCACTTGTGTCAGTAAGATCGACATCACTACTACCATAGCCAGAGCGAGTCGTCTGAGTAGCGGAGATGATAGGTACATTAGCTTCAACTGCAAGACCACGGAGTTCTTCCGCAATCGCTTTAATATAGGAGTAAGAATTGACATTGCCTAGTTTGGAATAACGACTTGATGCACAGATGTTTAAGTAATCTATGAATATTATATCAGGTTTAAAAGATTTTTTCAACGATAGTTCATTTAATAGTGCTTTGAAATGACCTGAGTGTGCTGATGCAGTAGGATATTCTTTGATAATTAAAGTTCCTTGTGTCTTCTTTGCAATACCACCAACCTTCTTATCAAACATCGGTTTGGGAAGTTCAGTTATATTCTGTATATTTACATTTAAAAGATTAGCATCAATTCTTTCTGCAATCTTTTCCTCAGCCATTTCAAGTGTGATGTATAATACGTTCTTGCCTTGGAGTAGAACACTACTTGCGACATGACACATAAACAAAGATTTACCAACACCAGTGCCAGCAAGAGCAATATTGAGTGTTTTATTAGGAAGGCCGCCCTTCGTAATCTTATTGAAAAAATCGAGGTCGAATTGAATTCGATCTTCTTTTCTGTGATAGAAGTCAAATCTTTCACTATAATCTTCTAGGTAATCGTGTCCAACATGGTTGTCAAATCCTACAGCAAGTGCATCGGATAAGATGGCAGGGATGGCATCTACACCTTTCTTGATGTCATGTCCATCTGCAATAGAGATACTCTCGACCAGTGCAAGATAGATTGCTCTTTCTTTACACCACTTCTCTGTAGTATCTATAAGCCAATCTTCTGAGGTAGGAGTAGGTTCAATATCATTTAGATAAGTTACTATCTCTTTATAAGTGTCATCATTTATATCTTTTCTCTTCTCACACTCAATGCTAAGTATTTCTTTTGTAGGACACTTATCATATTCAACAATAAATTTAGCACACTCATCAAAGATTATCTTTTCATGCGTCTTATCAAAGTAATCTGGTTTTAAAAAAGGTAATACCTTCCTAGTATATTCCTCATTCGTAACAAGATTCTGAATGATAGTATTTTCAATAGTTTCCATTAATTATAATGAAGATATGTACTCATGATGTATTTTGGACTTCCCGATTTAACAGGCATACCTTTATGTGGATACTGCCATGTGGGAGGGAATACTAATACTTTACCAGTTTCTGGCTTAATTGTCAATTTATTGTAAGGAAATGTAGTTTCTCCTCCTTTAAAATCGTCATTAAGATAAACTAAAAAAGCAAGATATCTTTTTGCACTCTGATGATCTTGAACATCTGTGTGAATATTAAACTGATCATCTGTGCCTGCTTCGTACTTTTTTATTCTCAATTCTTCAAAATATAATTTGTTTGGAAACCATTCCGTATACTCTGGTAAGGCTTTTTTATATTCTTTTACTATCTCTAATATTTTGTAACAGAGAAGTTGTGTAAATTTTTGATAACCCTTGTCCGCCAAGTCATTCAAATTTACCTGTGTAAACTGAGGCGTAAAAAAGTTTTCTATTCTTTCTTTATTTTTAGAAGTATCAAATGTTTCTATAAGAGTTTTACATACTTCATTCGTAAACATTGGATAGGTTCTAATGAACTTATCCATAGCTATATTCTGTTCGGGCGATCTCCTCCAACTTTGCCATAACCTCTTCGGTGAAATACTCGTCAGGGTTTGCAAGAATTTGTTTTCCGTATACTTTTTTGCCGTTGACTTCGTATCTGCCTGCGACATTTTTCCAGAGTCCGCCAAGTTCTCCTAGTTCAAGTAGTCCATAATATCTATCTAAACCACGTTCGTCATAGTAGAGTCTTATCTTAACTGTTTTGTTCTCTTTACTTAGACGCGACTTTGCTGTCTTAGCTTTGATAATATTTCCAACGACTTCCGTTCCTTCCTTTTCTTTAGCTTTGCTGAGATATATGATCGTACTTGCCGCATACTTGAGGCCGCTGCCTCCGCCCATCTCTTTGGTGGGAACGTATGATCCGATGACATCATAGGTGTGATTGGTAACTATAAGTGGAATGTTTGCTTGACCAAGTTTAAGTGTAAGCATACGGAATGCTCCCTTGACAAGTTGTGATTTGGTCATGTCACGAACCTGTTTATCATTCAATGCATCAGTGATCTCTTTCTCAGTTGAAAGCATACCTAGAGAATCAAGTACAAACATACAAGGTTTGCGACTCTCTTCATCTGATTTTAAGTATATATCAACTGCTTTGAGTGCCTTACTTCGGAACTCTTCTATGGTAACGACATTGACAACAACAAGTCTTTCAAGATCGATACCTCTAGATTCCAATAATCCACGATTAACTGCGGCTTCTGTATCGAAATATAGACAATAACCATCAGGGTTATTATCAAGGAAGTTCTTAACCACTGCGAGGGAGAAAAAAGTCTTTCCAGTAGAGCTCTCACCAGCAATAGCAGTAATCTTGTTCCTAGATACACCGCCAAATATAGAGCCTGATACAAGGCCGTTAAAAATGTACGAACCTGTGTCAATAAATGTTTCAGTCGATTCGGCCTCTGAGGCGAGTTGGGTGTATTCATCTCCAATCTCTTTTACTATTTCTTTTAAAAAATCCATAATGATTTAGTCTTGTTTACATTCTATCACATTCCACAACAAATTACCAGCGATTGTTACTCTTGGTTCATCTGTGTTATAGAATGGATATACTTGGTGGTGTAATGTTGATGGGAACACCATCATTGTGCCTTCTACCTCTGGACTCATGTAGATAGGAAACTCTACAGTATGTCCTAAAATATTAGAATATGTGAATTGAAAATCAGATGCAGCCATAGAATGAAATGGTAAATTATGTTGATCCTTATAATCCGTAGGAATTTTCATCCATATTACAAATGAGGTAATACCATCATGCATATGCATTGGGTTAAACTCAGTTTGATATTGGTAATTCACCCACCAATTTAATTTTAAAGATGGTTGTAGTTTATGTTTGATAGACTCATCAACATCTACAGGCGGTTCATAGTTTCTAGGATCTTCTTTTATGATTTTATCTGTAAGTGGCCCTACAATTTTATCCCTAAACCAATCATCTACATCTATTAGTCCTAAACTACCCGATATATTTCCAGCAAGTTTATGACTATAATCGTTACTGTTGTCTACATTATCTTTTTCTGCTTGTTCAATACAAGACCAAAGATAATTCATGACATCATCAGATAACTTTGTTTTATACAAAGGAATATTTGGAAACTGCCAAGGTTCCCACAATACTTCTTTCTC